TCTATACTCCCTATCTAATTGAAGATGTGCGTAGTGATGTTGCACTAACAACCAAAGAATTAGAATTTTTAAATGAAACAGTTGAAATAGGCAAAGACGGTGCATTAGGAAACAGGCCTGTTGTAGCAATTGCAACTAAACGATTGCAGGATTTATATAATGCAGGTGCTTTAAGCAAATCATATTTTTACCTTTTTACAGGTTTAAATGATCAAATCCTCAATTTAGATATTAAGTACGATCAAGGTTTAACATTGTTAATGCCACCTAAGGGTGGATATGCAGGAGAATATTCTGTAATAAACAAACCGGCACTGGTTAATAGCTTACCTGAAAATGCTGATCCTACCGGCGATGACAAAAATAACGCAGCAACTGATACAAAAAACAGAGAGTCTTTAGTAGGACTGTTTAATAAACTTAAAGGATTTGCTGACGATATAAAAACAGTAGCAAATACAATTGGGCGTTCTCCAGAAGAACTTGCAGGAATTCTAAAAGATTCTACAGGTAAAGCTACTCAACGATTAGCACAAAGTTTAGACTCTGCAACTGTTGAAACATTGACTAAGAAACTTGGTTCAAGCGATAGCTCAGATGCTAAGGATACACCAACTACTAATACTGAAATTACAGTTACTAATTTTGGCCCGTATGCACCTGAAGTAAGTGGATTTTTATATTCCGCAGATTTTGTCCAACCAGGTGGCAATCTAACCACAGAGGAAATACAAGCCGCGGGATTAATAACGTCTAATATACCGGCGGTAACACCTGGTGCTACTGCAACAGTTGCAGCAAGACCTAGTCCATTGAGCGGCATAACTAGCGACGGGCCTGCCAGTGTAATGATGGGGTATGCATATAGAGCTCGCGAAGCTAGTGGATTTTTATTAAATGTTGAACTGACACTGCGAGGAGACCCATATTGGTTGACTCAAAAAAATAGTGGAAAGTTTGAGTACGGAAAACCTACACCAGATAAAACAACCTATCCTAGTAACGGAAAGAAAAATTATTTTCTTCTAACCATTGGATCTCCTAGAGCGTATGACTATGATGTAAACAATGAAGATAATAACACTGGTTATTGGAGTGAAAATAGCATCAGTGGTATGTTTAGCGGTCTGTACTATCCAATTATATGGAAAAATCGTTTCAGCGCCGGGATCTTTACGACAGAAATAACTGCTTTCAAAGAAATCGCTGTACCTCTAAACTATATTAGGCGAGTATTACCTAACGAAAAACCACCTGCCTGGGACGAGATTCTTAAGGGCCAAGATGTTGAAAAGATTCTAGGTGAGATCGGTTCGAATAATCGTCGCTTGTTTGGTGATGGTGACACCGGCGGCGACGGCGATGGTCCGAGCACATATACTCCAGTAGCTGATGGCGGGGAAGGAGATTGGGCTAAAGATAAACCATTCTTAGACGAAGTTGATAGATTAGCTCGTAAATATGACATAGATGCTAACGACATGTTAGGATTAATGCAACACGAATCAGGTATCAGTCCTAGCACAGTAAATTCTATCGGATGCACTGGGTTAATTCAATTCTGTCCCGATAGCCCTGGGGGTTCTTATAAAACTATCGGCGGTGATCGAGTAGAACTTGCAGATTTAGCAAGGATGAGTAGAGCAGAGCAAATGAAATATGTAGAAAAATTTTATGACAGTGTAGGATTACCTAAAGGTGCAACACCTGGACAACTATATACTGCAACATACTTACCTGCATATGTTAATGAAAATCCAAATTTTGTTATTGCAACACAATCTGGACCAAATGACGCCGGAGTAGTAGCACCTAAGAATTATAATCAAAATAAATCACTTGACGTTAGCGAGCCTAAGGGTAGAATTACTATTCAAGAATTAGGCACAGTAATTGCGAATGGGCGTCGAAAAATAGGATTATAATTTATGACACAAATATACACTGAGGTTAAGATTTAATGGCAAATGTAAAAACTGACGAGCTTAGATCAACTCGCAAAAATCTAGCACAAGAAGCTCTCAAAGAGGCAAATCCTCTCTATGGGATTTATTTAGGTGTAGTGCGAACAACTAAAGATAGTACCCGTACGGGAAAAATAACAGTTTTTATAGCTAGTTTGTACAAAGATCCTTCGCTTATTGATGGCGAAGCAGAATGCACATGGTCCAGTCCGTTTGCAGGTTCAACACCAGTTGCAGGCACAGGCACCAACCTCGAGAGTTATGTAGAAACCCAAAAAAGCTATGGTCTGTGGATGATTCCTCCTGATATCGGAAACACTGTGCTAGTGGCATTTGGCGACGGCGATGTTTCAAAGGGATATATTATCGGATGCACATTCCCAGGTCAATTTAATCACATGGTACCTGGTATGCCTGGAGGTTCTTCATATGGTGAGGGTAAGTTACAAGTACCTGTAGCTGAAAAAAATAAAAAAGAAGGTCGCATCGATCACGACAGTAAAGAAGTTCGTAGACCTATTGCACCCTATCTTACAGAACAAATTGTAAAACAAGGACTCATAAAAGATCCTATGCGTGGCCCCGGTACTGCTGGCGCACGTCGCGATGACATACAACAGGTCTATGGTATTCTTACTCCCGGGCCGCTAAAGCCTGGTTCTACAGCAGGCAACACTGCGGTTAATGCTCATAGAATAGGTGGTCATCAATTTATCATGGATGACAACCCTGGTTCTAGTATGATACGCTTCCGTACAGGCAGAGGAACACAGTTTACACTAAATGATGCCAACGGTACAATCTACATGATTAACAGAGATGGTACTGCCTGGATTGAACTTACTGCTAAGGGTGATATTCTAGTATACGGCGAAGGTTCGTTGAACATTCGTGCCAAGCAAAATTTAAACATTCGCGCTGATAAAAACGTTAATATTGAAGCAGGTAACGATGTAAACATTAAAGCCGCGGGTGATAACATTGGAGACCAATATGTGGGTACCAATCCTGCAAACATTACAGGAGGTCCTCCTAAAGGTACCGGCGGCGCTATTAGATTAGATGCCGCGGCCGATATTCAACAATTTGCTACACTTAACTATGGTGTTACCGCAGCAGGAGGTGATGTTAATATAAACGGCGCCGGCAATTTTAATATGACATCTGGTGGATTCTCTGGTATGAGCATATTGTCATCAGGTCCAATTGCAATGGAATCTAAAATGTCTGGTATAGCAATATATGCAAGTACTGGTATAGGCCTCCGAGCAGCTGAAAGCATCAGTTCAAATGCGGCTAGAATTAATTTAAATAGTGGCCCTGGATTTATGTCGTTTGCTGTTCCCGCTGTTGGCCCAGGTCCAATTGGTCTTAACGAACACAAAGACCAGCCATCCGCTGCACCAGAGTTTGATATGGATGCCGCATTAGCAGGAAGAACTGCTATTAAAAACAACGGCGAACGACCTGGAAAAGCCGATATTATTAAATCTATTGTAACTAATTTAGTTACTGCTGAACCCTATTCGGGACACCCAAAAGCTGATGATAGCGGCAAGGCTGATCCGACCGCGGTTGCAGAAAGTGATCGCATCACAGAAGACATGCCTCCAGCAGCTTCTACCACAGAAGGCAAACCAGACGATGCTCAGACACCATCTGGCACAAAGGCAGGCGACAGTTATGTTGATAGTAACGGTAATACTGTGTCACAGCCAAACAACTCTCCTTCTCAGGCATCGAAAGCAAAAAATCTTGCAGCATCAACACAGGCTCGAGCGCAAAGCGGCACAAGATCTATAAATGCGGCTGCAAATAGATTGAATCAAGGCGGTCAAAAACTCAATGCAGAATTGAGTAACTTGCGAGATAAAGTACCAACATATGCAGATATTCAAAATGCTATTAACGATTTTGGCGCAGCAATAGAAAAGAAAATTGACGAAGTCTTAGGCTTGAGCGCATTTGTTGCTTCTATTAGAGCCATGGTACCCCCAATTAGATTTCCTACAGTTAATGCATTACAGCAAAGAGTATTAGCATCATTTAAACAGCTAAAAGAGTTGGAAGCACAGTTAAGCCAATTTAGCTTAGATAAGTTAGGTTTACCGCTAGATTTAAATTTTCCTGCTATCCAAGACATGAAAAATCAAATTAATGGTGTAATGGCACAGGCTAAAGATGGGTTAGATGCTGTTAATAGATTAAAAGAACTTGGCATTGATGTAGTAAGCGATTCTGGTAGTATAATATATCGAGACTCATTGGGCAATACATTAGTTGATTTTAATAGCGGTGTTGGACCAATAGCTAGTTCCTTAGCTATACAAAGTGAACTAACTAGAACCTTTAATAATGTAAGGGGTGCTATTAGAGTTCCAATTAACAATAATCAGGCACAGGCACTAGCAGCATTTTCCAAAGACATAGGTGAAGAAAACTTTAGGAATAGTAATGTGCTAAGAGCACTTAATGAGGGAAGATATAACGAAGTACCTAGATTAATGATGCAGTGGAGTCTAGGTCCTGAACCAGGAAGTAATGTTCCTACTCCTACAAGTGAATTGGTATTCCGTGCAGATTTTCAAGATAAACGATTCTTCCAAGGACAAGTATTTCAAAGCCCAGATAATCTAAATATTGCTCCACCGGAAGGCACTGCTGACGGAGAACTTACTCCACGACAGTTAGGCGATATTATTAAGGCCAGACGTGAAGAATTTAATGCCGCTAATTACGTTGGACCAACAGATTATTACGCTGGTCCACGCTGATAAAAAAATGGCAGCATTTCTGCTGCCATTTAGTTCAATTGCCGAACTTAATTAAGCGTACCTAACTAGGCGCTCCATATCATATAGCTCTTGTGGCACAGTATGGTTATCATACCGGAAGTTACCGGTAAGATTGACTGTATCAAACAATGCGTACTTCTTTGTTACGCTATCGTACAGTCCCATAGTTACGAAACGCTTACGCTGTTCGTAAATCTTATAGAAGCGGTCGGTCTTATTTTCCTTATTGAACGCTTCAGCTCTAGCACAAACCTCATCAAACTTCTGTGCAATTTTTCTCATATTGAGATCACTCTTGTTGTTAAGTTGAACAAAAATGTAGCTATTATCTAACTACACACTTACTATACTATTCTACGCTTTAAATGTCAAGCGGATTTTTGCCGTTGACAAATACTTTTAAAGTACACCCATCGTCTTGAATTTCGAACTTAAGACGATTAACTTGTCCTGCACCACGTACATATGCTCGACCATCCTCATCGATTACTTCAAAACGGTCCACACACTTCATACGCTGTAGATCTTCACCTTCCCCAATAGCATTATGAATTGCCATATAGCCGCAGTCCATGCCAGCACCATACATGCCAGCATCAAAACCAAAAACATCATAGAGAACATATCGGTAACTACCATTCAATTTGATGTCGCCTTCGTAGATGCGCTTGCACACAGCATAGAACGCATCTTCACGTTCTTTCTCTGTTAAGCCGTTCCACCAAGTGTCATTGTCGTGTTCGTAAACTTTACGACCAATTTCTAATTGTTGACTTATCTCGGCTAGCTTAGTTAACGCCTCTTCACGTTTGGCTTTTTCTTCTTCATTCATCTCGGCGACCTACCATAGATGATAGCCCAACGTCGTTGCTCAAATCACCATCAAAGTCACCAATGCTTTGAATAGACTTATATGCCTTTACGGCTGCATATGCAACAATACCAGTTACGCCAGCCACAGCAACAAACGCTGCCGTCTTTAGTGCTTGCTCTTTAGATACTTTCTTCAATGTCTTCCCTCTCTGATACTATAAACTTATCACCATCTACAGTGATTTGAACTATTGGGTGCATACTACTGCGAGTATAATCTCTCCCGCCGTCAATCATACGTCCGTCTTTTTCAACATAATCGTGGCGATAGCGACTTACAATAACTTCGCCATCGTCAGTGGGAATGCCTGCAATAGGTTCACTGAACGCACTACTGGCTTCTGTGATGAACACTGATTCATGCCGCGAAAACATTCCAAAGTAATGCGTATGACCCTTACTAGTATCTGGATTAGGCTGATAGAATACGTCTACAGGACTTTCACCCCAGTTACCAAACTTATTTTTAATAGTCCAGTAACCCATGTACTTAGCGCCATAATTTTCTTCAATTTGTCGGATACTTTCTTTCGCAAACCAGTATCCATCTTCAGGAATTTTTACAAACATATGCATAACCTTAAATTGCAACGATGTACAACTATAGCAAATTTTACGCTACGTGTCAACACCTATTTTGAGCTATAATTAAAACAGTATTTAATTTTTTTGATAAATATTGTTATGGCAACATTCAAAGGATTCACTACATTAGACAGGGTTAAAGCCCCGTTTACCATCACAGATCAAGAGCTAATCAAGCGAGATCTGCTCAATGAATTCTATACCAAAAAAGGTGAGCGTGTAATGCGTCCCAATTTTGGCAGCATAATTTGGGACTTGCTGATGGATCCAAACGATGGCGATCTTGTTAATGCTGTAACAGAAGATATACAGAGAATCGTTGCAAAAGAAACACGAGTAGAGCTTGTAGACTTAACTGTTTATGTAGCGGATCATGCTATTTCAGCTGATGTATTATTAAAATACTTACCGTTTAATAATTCTGAGAGTTTGTACTTGATTTTTGAAAAACAGATCAATGAAGGTATCGAGTAATGGCAATAGTTAATAGACAAAACAATTTGTTTGCTGCCGAGGATTGGACAGTAGCGTATAAAGCATATAGTCAGGTAAACTTTCAGGCTTACGACTTTGACAGCATCAGAACTGCCCTTGTTGAGTATGTAAGAACAAATTATCCAGAAAATTTCAATGACTATATTGAAAGCAGTGAATTTATTGCTATCATTGAAATGCTTGCTTACCTTTCACAGTCACTTGCTTTCCGCATGGACTTAAACAGTCGCGAAAACTTTTTAGAAACTGCTGAACGTCGCGATAGCGTATTCAAACTAGCACGTATGTTGGGTTATAATCCAAAGCGTAACGTGCCTGCTAGCGGCTTGATGAAACTTACTGGGGTTAGAACAACAGAAACACTAACAGATAGTCAAGGCAACGATTTAAACAATATTAATATCTTTTGGGATGATGCAAACAACCCGTTAAGTTACGAACAATTTATTACAGTGCTTAACGCTGCAATGAGTAGTTCAAATAGATTTACTGCTCCAGTGAAGTCAGGTGTACTAGGCGATATTCCTACAGACTTATATCAATTTAATACACCCATAACTGCACCCATAACATATAATTTTAGTGTTACATCTGATGGCGTAACAAGACCGTTTAATATAGTAAATCCTGATTTTACAGATAATGGTTATTTCTTCGAAAGACACCCTGATCCAACTAACTTGTTTAACATCATTTACAGAAATGACGGCTTAGGTTTATCCAGTAAAAATACTGGCTTCTTTGTTATGTTTAAGCAGGGTACACTAAATTTCAAGGATTATGATTATACTGTACCTCTACAAAATAGAGAAGAACTTGTTAGTGAATTAAACATCAACGAAATCGATGTTTATCTTCAAGAAATTAATACTGCCGGGCTTCCGCTTGGCAAATGGGAAAAAGTACCTAATACTGTTGGCCAAACTTTGAACTATAATAGTCTTTCAAAAGGCACGAAAAATTTATATGCTGTTGAAAATGTTGACAATGGTGGTATTAAATTAAAATTCAGTGATGGTAACTTTGGAAATACGCCTAATGGTGTTTACCGTCTATGGTATAGAACTAGTGATCCTGTGCGATTTATTATTCAGCCAGAAAACGCAAGAAACATTTCTATTGTTGTTCCGTATGTAGATAAGCAAAACAGGAATCAAGCAATAACGCTTACATTCAAACTTGAATATCGCGTTAACAACAGTTTACCTCCTGAAAGTTTAGGTGCTATTAAACGCAGAGCACCACAAGTATTCTATACACAAAATAGAATGGTAAGCGCACAGGATTATAATGTATTTCCTTTAAGCCAAAGTAACAATATTTTAAAACTTAAAGCAATTAACAAGACTCATGCCGGGCATAGTCGTTATATTGACATTAACGATCCTACTGGCACATATCAGAGTTTAGATACTTTTGCTAAAGATGCAATTCTGTTTGTTGAAGATAGCAATGATAGTCAAAATATTGTTATTAATGACAACACAACTTCACGAGAAGTTGTTCTTAGCATTTTACCAGAAACACTTAAAAAACAGCGCATAAACAATTTTGTTTATTACGGTTTAAGAAATAACTGGACAGCTTTCCAAGAAAACAAATTTATTATAAGCAATTTAAACATTCGTTGGGAGCCGTTACCTGCGGATGCACAAGGCGATACCGGCTACATGACTGAAACATTTAGTTCAGGCACACAAGTAGTAATGTTAAACATTAATGATAGAACAAGAATGTTTAAAGAAAACTGCTTGGTCAAGTTTGTAAACTCAAATGATTTGTCAGATTATAAATGGGTAAGAATCATTAACATTGAAAATAATGGTGCATTATCAAGTGGGTTGGTTACTAGTGTCGGTCCATGGACATTAAGCGATACCGTAGGCCGCGGGTGGTTAGCAACAGAAGTTATTGTCTCAATGAGAAAGCTATTCACAGTTGGTGAAGCAGATGCTATTCAAACTGAAATTAATAATCGCAGAACATTTGGTTTAGGTTACGATCTATACGCAGATTCGTGGTATATTATTGCAAATAAGGATCTAGATAAAACAGGTTCGTTTGATGTTGCATATGAAAAAGATACTACTGGACAAGGTTTAGATTCTAGCTGGTTATTGTTAATGGAATATTTTCCAATCAATGCATTTAGCTATAGATATAATTTAACTGCCCGCGGACAAGATTATGTTGTCCAGAGCAAGAACGATCTTAAATTCTATAACATTAAAAATGTTAAGGTATTAGATAACAATAATAAGAGTTCCGCAGATAAAATTACGTTTACTACTATTAATGCAAAACCATTTAATAGTGATACGTTCGAATGGCATAAAGTTAATAACAATGACTACCGTTGGAGGAACACTTCAACTGGTGCTACTTATATTCCTAGATCATACAATCCTGGCATAGTTCTCAAAACTAGAGAAACAAAATGGTTTGATGTAAATGTATATTGGAAAAGTAATTTTGGTTTAATGATACCAAAAGGCGGTATTTTAAACACGGTTGACACTGCAACAGGTAATCAGTATGTTAGTGAATCAACAGTATTATTGGCAACAGCATTTGAAACTGGGGAGTTAGAATCTCAAACCAGGTATGTTACTGTAGCAAATAACTCAGGACAGATTAATAAGATTCCTAGTCAAATTGTTATACCTTTTAATAGTACAACATTTGGCGGCAACATCATTGATTCGTCAACAGGAAATATCACATACAGATTACCATCAAATGACGGAACATCTCTAATAGTATTCAGCGGTAACGCTAATTGTTATAGCTACGGAACAACAGGCACAGCAAATGTTGATACCAGCGTTACTGGTAGATTATATCTTGCTAATGCTAATGTTACTTCTCAAACAGGCAACTTAGTTTACAGCGGGTTACAGTTAAACAGATATCATTATTCAACAGATAGAACTAGTGCGGTAAGCAATGATAAGATAATAGTTGATTATGTACAAAATAAAGAACGATTAGATCAAGAAATTGTTTGGGAAATTGCAGATGTGTACAAATACAACGACGGTTATGTTGATCCAAGAAAAGTAATTGTTGCGCCAGTTGACAGCGACGGCGACCTAGTCCCTGACCGCCCCCTACAGTTTAAAGAATATGTATATG